TGAACTTCACCTCCAGGGTCAAGGAGGAGTTGGCCGTAGGGCTTCTGAGGAAGTTCGAGGACCGTCAGGTGCGCATCCCCCCCGACCCCAAAATCCGGGAGGATCTACACTCCGTGCGCAAGGTGGTCACTGCCGCAGGGAATATCCGCTACGACGCAGAGCGCACAGAAGGCGGCCATGCGGACAGGTTTTGGGCCTTGGCCTTAGCGGTGCACGCAGCCGAAAGCCCTTATACGTCTCCTGAATACATCAGGGTCGTAAGGCGCAGGTTCATAAGGGAAGGGGCGTACTGATGAAGCCTATCACAGAGGAAGTAGCGGTCTTTTCCGTCCGGGACCGTTGGAGCACATATCCCTCTCAGGGCCTTACCCCTGAGCGTTTAGCCCAGATCTTCAAGGAGGCCGACGCAGGGGACATCACACGCCAGGCAGAATTGTTCTCCGAAATGGAGGAGAAGGACCCCCACCTCTTCTCCTGCATCCAGACCAGGAAACTTGCGGTCGTGGGCTGTCCTTGGGAAGTGGTGGCGGTCTCGGACAAGAGGCAGGACAGGAAGGTGGCGGACTTCGTCAGGGAGAACCTGCTTGCTCTTGTGGACTTCGAGGATGACCTTCTGGACCTTTTGGATGCCATCGGCAAGGGGTTTGCGATCTCGGAGATAATGTGGGAGGTCTCGGGGGGAGAGGTCCGTATAGCGGACCTGGTGTTCCGTCCTCAGAAGAAGTTCACCTTCTGGGAGAGCTTGGAACCGAGGCTCATCACCGACGGGGACATAAGGGGCACGCCCCTCCCTCCGAACAAATTCATCGTCCACATATACAGGGCAAGGAGCGGCCTTCCCAACAGGGGAGGGCTTCTGAGGATCGTGGCGTGGATGTACCTGTTCAAAAACTACTCCATAAAGGACTGGATAACCTTTGCGGAAGTTTACGGAATGCCGATCAGGATCGGCAAATACTCTCCTTCCGCCTCCTCGGACGACAAGGAGACTCTCATAGAAGCGGTGCGCTTGATAGGCCACGACTTTGCTGCGGTCATATCCGAGAGCACCGACATAGAGCTTAAGGAGGTCGCCCGTTCCACGACCGATGTCCACAAGGCCCTTGCGGAGTTCTGCAACAGGGAGATGAGCAAGGCGATACTTGGCCAGACCCTTACGACCGAGGTCGGGGAGAGGGGGAGCTATGCAGCAGCCCGTGTACACGGTGAGGTGAGGCAGGACCTGCTCGAGGCGGACGCAAGGGCTCTGGCCAAGACCATACGCTGGCAGCTTATAAAGCCCCTTGTTGCGTTCAATTTCGGCCAGGACGTCCTTCCTCCGAGGTTCGTCATTCGCACCGAGCCCCCGCAGGACCTCAAGGCGGAGGTGGAAAGGGACAAAGTCCTGATAGTTGATATAGGACTTCCGGTTGCAAAGGAATACCTCTATTCCAAATACGGGATTCCACAACCTAAGCCCGAGGAGGAAACCCTCCAGGGCCCGCCCCTGGCGATGAAGGAGCAGCTTCCGAAGGCCTTCGTAGGGGCATCAAGGGGAGGCATAGAAGAAAGGCTCAGGGGGGCAGAAGAAAGGGCTTTAAGGCTCGACGGGGTGATAGCTGAGGGCGTGGAGAAGGCCCTTGGTTCTTACGAGGCATTAGTCGCAAAGCTTAAGGACATTATCGCAAGAACATCTCTCCGTACCATAGCTGGAGAGCTTAAGACTTTAGACTGGGACTTCGTTCGGGGGGTAGGGTCTGCCCTCGCCGATGTGCTATTGGAAGGGTACGACCAGGGCAGGTCCGCCGTGGTCCAGAAGGCCAGAAGGATGGGGCTTGCGCTCCAGGAGGGGGTGGGGATCACCTTCGGCCTTCCCCCTCAGGACGCCATAGACTTTTTGAGGCTCCAGGCGTTTTCCGTGGCGCATGTCGAAAACGAGGAGCTTTTGGGGTCCCTTAAGGGGCTTGTGGCTAAAGCCCTTGAGCAGGGGTGGACCGAGGCGGAGTTCAGAGAGGAGGCGGAGGGGCTCTTCGATACTATGGGGGTAACCCGAATAGCCAAGCATCACATAGATTTGGTCTTCCGTCAAAACGCCGTCACTGCCTACCAGGCTGGGAAGTTCTATCAGATGTCGTCTCCTGATATGCGTGGACAGTTCCCCCTCTGGGAGTACCTGACGGTCGGGGACGACAAGGTCAGGCCTGCCCACAGGGCCATGCACGGCTTTAAGGCTCCTCCCGACGACCCTGTTTGGAGGGTGTGGTATCCGCCCAACGGCTTCAACTGCAGATGCGATGTTGAGCCTCTGCACTATACCGAGGTCCAGGCTGAGGGGCTCCGTCCCACAGGAAAGGTTCCCGTGCTCCCGGAAACGGGCAGGCCCGCCCGGCCCGACAGGGGCTTCGAGCACAACCCCGGGGAGGTCGGGACCATATTCAGGAGGTGGCTGGAGAGGAAAGGGAAGACGGAATGGGAACCTGAGGATTACGGACTAAAGCCATTTGAGGAGCTAAGACCATCGGCAGAGATAAGCGGGCTGAGGCTATACAAAGCCTTAGACGAGTTTAGGGAGGTCTGCCCTACTGAAGTAACAGATTTTCATGGCGTCCGAAGGGTTGTAAATCCTGAGGAAATATGGGAGAAATTTTTGGAGGAAGATCCTGCCAGAGCAGGATGGGTGGAGCTGCTCCGGGATACGTTAGAGCATCCAGATGAGGTGTGGGGCAACTGGGATGCTAAGGGCAATGTCGGCCTTTCGTACCAGAAGAAAGTGCGTGTAGCAGGGAAAGATTACCTGTTTCAGGTTATAGTGGATTCCAGCGAGGGAGGAACAAAGGTAAGGACTTTTTATCCTATAAGGCATCAAGAGGCACAGAAAAAGAGGCGAGGGATATTGCTATTCCTCGCCCCATGATCAGGTGCCCAGAAGGTTCCCTGGCGAACCTCCAACACCCTCTCCCGCCTGGGGAGACAACGACCAGGCCCCCAGGCGAGGAAATGAAATATAGTGATCCGAGCTTCAAAAGTCAAGGAGGTTTTATGGCCACCATCTTCAATCGCAAAGGCTACGACCACGCCCAGAATCTTATCAGGGCCGGGAAGGTGGACAGAGATTCTTCATGGTCCTTCTCGGCAGAAGACGGAAATAGGCTCCTCGGCGATCCGCCCGACTGGGAGGAGTATTCGAGGTGGTTCCTGGGCCATGCGGATGAGGGCAATCCCCAGACAAAGGAGTACTGGAAGTACCCGTTCGGCAAGGACGGCAAGGTCTACCGCTCCGCCCTTATAGCTATCCGCCAGAGGGCAGGCCAGCAGGCCGACGAAACGATCTTCCGGGCTGCGGGCAGACTCCTTGAGATGGTGGACGCCGAAAGCCTCAAAGATTACATGCTTGCTGGCAAGGAGGTCCAGGGCGTGCCCGAATGGGTGGAGATCCTCAGGGCTGGAGTGATAAGGACTGCTACAGGTGACATACCTGTCCGCCGTGAGGACCTCAGGAGTATCTTGGAGGACTTCCAGAGCCATGTGGTGGATCTTGTGATAGACTACGAACACCAGAGCCTCAAAGATGTGGAAGCCCCGGCGGCTGGCTGGATTAAGGAAATGCGCCTTAGGGACTCTGTCTTAGAGGGCAGGGTCGAATGGACCGAAAAGGCCAAGAGGTACCTGTTGAACAAGGAATACAGGTATCTTTCTCCCGTGATCGTTGTGCAGGGCGGCCGGATGAGGCTACACTCTATGGCCTTAACCAACACTCCGGCCATAAAGGATCAACCCGCACTCGTAGGCAAGGAGGAGCTGATGGAGAAAGAACTGAGGCAGATCCTCGGGCTAAAGGACGGAGAAGATGTCCTGGGGGCGGTAAAGGCCCTGAAGGACACCTTGGACGCCCTAAGGGCAGAACTCGGGGACGGAGACCTGAGGGAAAAGGTGAAGGACTTAAAGAAGGCTCAGGAGTCCAAGGGGGACTTCGTGCCCCTTAAGGACTTCAGGGCACTTCAGGAAGACTACGGCAGGCTCAAGGCGGAGCTTGCTAAGCGAGATGCTGAGGCCATGGTCCAGAAGGGCCTTGAGGAAGGCAAGCTCACCCCCGCCCAGAAGGACTGGGCCTTGGCGTATGCGCTCAAGGACCCGGAGGGGTTCAAGGAGTACTTAGATAAGGCCCCTGTCGTGGTGCCTTTGAGCGAAGCTGGCTCGGGAGATACCCCCAAGGCCATTCTGGACGAGACCCAGCGCAGGATAAACGAATTGCTGGGGGTTTCGGAGGAAACCTTCAAGAAGTTCAACTCCAACTGAGGAGGTAAGCTATGGCTCTATCGGCCGATCGTGACACCAAGCGCATGGACGGCGTGCTCGTGCCGTATCCGGTGGCGGCGGACACCAAGATATATGCAGGCGGGATGGTGTGTGCCAACACGAACGGGTACGCCGTGCCCGGAGCGGATACTGCAGGCTATAGGCTTCTGGGGGTGGCGCAGGAGTATGTGGACAATACAGGAGGTGGGGACGGGGACAAGGAGGTGCTCGTAAGGAGGATCGGAGTCTTTGAATTTAAGACCTCCGGGGCCTCTCAGGCGGATGTGGGGGCGGTGGTGTTCGTGGCGGACGATGAGACGGTGGCGAAGAGCACCACCAACAGCGTATATGCCGGAAAGATAGTCAAGGTTGACTCCGCCTCGAGCGTGTGGGTGGAGATTCACCCCGGAGATAGGGAATAAAAGGAGGGGAAAATGGTTATCAACCAGGCAACACTTCAGGGCATCTACAAGTCCTTCCGTACCATCTTTCAGGAGGCCTTCCAGGCTGCCCAGCCTCAATATACCAAGGTGGCAACCGTAGTCCCTTCCTCCACGAAGGAAGAGGAGTACAAGTGGCTGGGCAGGTTTCCACGTCTCAGGGAATGGGTGGGAGACAGGGTGGTCCAGAACCTCGCTGCCCACGGCTGGACCATACGCAATAAGTCCTGGGAGGCCACGATAGAGGTAGACAGGGACGACATAGAGGACGACACCATCGGGGTCTACAGGCCGCTCGTAGAGCAGCTCGGCATAGCCGCCGCCACGCATCCGGACGAAATCGTGTTTCAGCTTCTGGCGGACGGCTTCACCAACACCTGCTACGACGGCCAGTACTTCTTCGACACCGACCATCCCGGCCCCGGGGGTTCGTCGCAGAGCAACAAGGGCACGGCAGTCCTCTCGGCCGATGCATACGCCGATGCCCGTGCGGCCATGATGGCGATAACCGACGAGAACGGCAACCCGCTCAAGATCACTCCCAACCTTCTCGTGGTTCCGCCTCAGCTGGAGGCCACAGCAAGACAGATCCTTCATGCCGAGACCATCTCCGGGACCACGAACGTGTGGAGGAACTCCGCGGACCTTCTGGTCGTGCCGGAGCTTGCCTCCCATCCGACATACTGGTTCCTGTTGGACGTATCCAAGCCCATAAAGCCCCTCATATTCCAGCAGAGGAAGGCTCCTAACTTCGTCCAGCTCACTTCTGAGACGGACGAAAATGTCTTCATGCGTAAGACCTTCCTCTATGGGGTGGATACGAGGGATAACGCAGGTTACGCCCTCTGGCAGCTGGCGTACGGTTCCACCGGAGGAGCCTGATGATAAGGATTAAAGCAAAGCGGGATGGGTTCCGTCGTGCGGGGCGGGCCCATCCCGCCCGCTGGGTGGAATATCCCGATTCGGAGTTCACTCCTGAAGAGCTTCGCATGCTCCTCTCCGAGCCGATGTTGGAGGTTGAGGTGGTGGAGGAGGAGAAGCAGACAGTTGCCACGAAAAAGCGCCCAAGCCGTAGGAGGAAGAAGTAGTGGCGTACTGCACCCTCCAGGACCTCCTGAAGTACATCTCTCAGGAGGAACTGGCACAGCTCACTTCAGAAGACGGCTCGGCGGTAGACGAAAGCATCGTCCAAAGGGCCATAGACGACGCCTCCGCCGAGATAGATGCATACTGCGCCAAGCGATACGTCGTACCGTTTGACTCAGTTCCAGAGCTTGTGCGCAAGCTTTGTGTGGACATAGCCATCTTCAACCTCCGAAGCAGGAGGGCCCCAAAGGTGGAGCTGGACGAGATATATGTCAAGCGGTACGACTCCGCCGTTGCGGTCCTAAGAAGGATAGCCTCCGGAGAGGTGACCTTAGGCGAGGTCCCGGACCGGCAGGAAAGTGGGGAGCATACGGGAGGTTGGGTCAGCGCGGGAACGAGGGTGTTCTCACGGGATAAGCTGGAGGGGATGTGAAGGTATCCGCCAAGATAGAAGGCCTGGAAGAACTCAACCGCACCATAGCGGACATGATCCGCACGACCCAGAACCTGAGAGTGCCCTTCAAGGCGATCGGCCTGCAACTGACGAAGTCCTTCCGGGACAACTTCCGCAGGAACGCATGGCCCCCCTCTTATGCGGTAAGGAGGGGGTGGCGTTCGAGGACGCTTGTAAGGTCCGGTCGGCTTATGAAGTCCATCCGCTCGAAGGCCGGACCGAGGGGGGTGGTGGTCTATACGGATGTGAAGTATGCTCGCCTCCAGCAGTTCGGGGGGGAGGTCAGGCCCAAAAAGAAGAGATACCTCACGGTCCCCATAAACAAGGCCGCAGAAGGAAGGAGAGCAAAGGAGTTCGAGAACACTTTCATCAGGGACGGCGTCATCTACCAGCGCACGGGCAGGCGCTCCGTAAGGGCCCTGTTCGCCCTCAAAAAGCGGGTCTACATCCAGCCGAGGCCCTTCTTCGTGATAAGGCCCGAAGATAGGGAAAGGGCTGTCCGGACCCTCGGGGACTACATCGCCCGGAGGGTGGCATGACCATAGCTGAGGTCGAAGATGCGCTCCTTGAGGCTTTACGAGGTGCGGTTCCTTATGCCAAAACCGTGCGCTCGTATGCAGGCGAATGGGACGAGGCCGTAGAGCGTGTGGTGATGCTGTTTCCTGCGGTCCTGGTAGAACTGGACTCGGTAGGATATGAGGAAGAGGCATATCAGAGTATAGAGACGGCGACATTCTGGGAGGAGCTTGTATTTGCTATTTGGCTCGCATCCAAAAGCCTCAGAGGGGAGGAAGAGGCCAGGCGGGGAGCGCAAGGGGCGTACCAGATGTTGGAGGATGTAAAGAAGCTCTTCGGCAAGGTGCTGGCTCAGGGACTGACGGACCTGACTCCTCAAGGCGTGGAGCTTATGGCCAACAGCAAGGGCGTGGTGGTATACAGGGTGCTGGTGAGCGTACGACAGCTTTTTGCAACTTCATAGATGCCCTCTGGCGGACGATTTCGTTGGGGAAGTATCTTGGGACATCCGGGGGAATTTTCGGGGCTCTGAGGGGCATTTCTGAGGGTCCGAATTTGGAAGGGGGCCGAGGGGACTGAACAAGAGTCTAAGGCTCTTAGGAATAGACGAAAATGGGGCGATGGGAGTTCCTTCGGAACAAGTTAAAGGGTCTTAGAACGATATAGCGAAGAAAAGTTTTGCGATTTTTCTCAGGGGGTCGTTATGGCGATAAAACTTCAGCGTCGAGTCTGGGGCGAAGGAGTTACGAAGATAATGCCCCACGAGCCCGGGCCCGGACCGGGTGTACACGAATCGGGCGAAATCCTTTTTGAGAGGCTTAATAAAATCGAGGATGAAGACCTCGGCTATTACTCCGAAGCTTCTGAATTCGTGCGAGAGGTCGAGCTGTTGGAGGACGAGGCAGGGCAGGAGGTATCTGGGCCGCTTCAGATGGGGGTCGTGGGCGAGAAGGCGACGCTTTCCGTTACTATGGAAGTGGCATCTGCGGAAAATCTTGCCAGGGCCTTGGGGTACGCTCAGCCCAGCTCTATAGAGATATCTGGGTATACATACAACGCTGTCGTGGGGGCCAATCCTAAGCCTGTACTGGTCTCGCTATTACATATAGCTCGAAATCCCCACACGGGCAAAAACGACTATCTCTACATACCTCGAGCCCAGGTGGAGCCGAGAGCGCTTTTGTCCTTCAGAAAGAAAGAGGTGCGTCAGGCCCGGGTGACCTTCCGTGTCCTCCCCTCGCAGCAGGCCCAGTTCGAACGTCCCGACGGGACCAGGGCGGGCTGGTGGATGTATTACGAGACCACTGCGACGTTCGATAGGGCCAAGTTCTATCAAGGCACTTATTCTGGGAACACATGGGACCTGCTTCACAACCTGGGCAAGATGGAATCAGCTTGTTTCTTCTACGAAACTCCTATAGGTGCGGTCTTCAGCGATGTGCGGCTCTACACCAAAAACTACGCCCAGGCAAAGTTCGAGGACGAAATCACGGGCTGGGGGATAGCGCTTGCTGCGGGAGTAAGTTCTGAGGAGGCCACAAGCGGCAAAACATACATCCACCGCCAGTGGGAGAGGGCCGAAGCCTGGAGCGTCTCCCACAACCTCGGGCAAAAGCATGTGGTCGTCAAGTGCTACGACATCTTCGGCAGGGAGTTTATACCCGAGGGCATTTCCCTTACAGACGACAACAACCTCACGGTCTCCCTCAATTCCCCCGAAAGGGGCTTTGCGGTCGTAATAGCCGAAGGCGCTTCCGGAAGTGTGGTGCAGACCTTCGCTGCTGCCACAACATGGCAGATAACGCACACTTTGGGGCAATACGTGGCATGGATGTGCTATGACGACACAGACACCCTCATTTTCCCGGACGCCGTGCAAGTTGCCGACAACGGCGATGGGACATACACGATCACGTTCTCGTTCGGCTCAAGCGTGGCGGGAACAGCGATTATAGCTGCATAGCGGGCCAGCCCCCGCCCTGTAAGGAGGGGCTTGTTCAACCACCAACAGGAGGTGCAAAATGTCAGTTGACATCACAAAGCGCAGGTGGGGCGTAGGAGAGCTGAAATATGCAGTCATATCTACGGGAGAAGTCCCGCTTGAAACCCTGCTTTCCGGCGGTGCAGGCGTCGAGGTCTTCGGTGCGACCGCCGAAGGCATAGAATTCGACCCTGCGCCAGATATCCAAGAAGACGAAGTGGACCAGGAGCTGTTGCCGGTCCAGATATTCGCTTCCTCGTTCAAACCCACACTCAAGACCAACCTCGCCACAGGAGACGCAGATCAGGTGGCGATCATAGCAGGATACGACCAGCCCACGACAGTGCAGATCGGGGGAGTGGACTATTCTGCCGTCGTGGGCGGAGCGGTCTCCCCCAAGATGCTTTCGCTCCTGCTCATCGTGCGAAACCCCCACGACCCTACCAAGGCGGACCTGCTGTACATCCCCCGGGCCCAGGTAGAGCCTAAGCCCACCTTCACTTATCGGAAGGATGGGGTGAGGCAGCAGGAGGTGGTATTCCACGTGCTGCCGTCCGAACAGAGCGCATTCCAGGTCGGCGGGCAGAAGATGGGGTGGATGTACGTCGAAGGTGTGGCGGTGTCCTAATTGAGGAGAAAACATGACGATCGAACACAACGGCAGGCGATATGTAGTTCCTCAGGAGATCATCTTCGCCCAAGCCCAGGACTTCTGGGGGGTGCTGTACAAGCTTCCCCCAGAACTTGCCGAGAGGGTATGGCCCAAGGAAGAAGAAGAAAATATCCCTGTTTGGGAGCTGCTTACGACGCTTTCCCATGCAGGGCTTTTGGTGGAGGTCTTAGCCGTGGCCTTGATTCCGGAAGGCGAGGAATACTCCTCTGAGAGGGCGAGGTCCTCCGAATACATACTTGAGGTCTCCCGCATCCCCTGGGATGCGGCCCTTTCGGCCCTCACGGCTTTTTTCAACACTATGGCAGGGTCGTTAGCACCTTCCCGGAGTTCTTCGACAAGGCCAAGGGCAAAAACGAGGAAAACACGTACGTCAGGAGGGTAAGCCTGCTCTATGCGCTTTCTCCTAACCCTGCCGACTGGCCAGTTTTGAAGAAGATGCCTCTGGGGGAGCTTCTGGCAGCCCTGAGGCTCAAGATGCAGGAAAGGCGGCAACCCCCAAATGACCCCGAAGACTTCGGCGCAGAGCCGATTACAGTGACTGGTTAACAAGGAGGCTATTATGAAGTTTTACGGCGACTTAGACTTTGCAGGCGTAGGCCGCCCCAAGAACATCCCCAACCCAGTGTCGGATGGGGATGGAGTCAACAAGGGGACCCTTGCTAAGGTCTACATCAAGGACGATGCATCAACAGACCCGGGAAACGCCCCCAAAACTTCCGCCTGGGAATACGTGCGTAGTAGCCCCATAGAGCTGGTGGTGTCGCTGCCTTTTTCGCTTTCCGGCACCGACTATGACGTCCATGTCGAGGCCCTCTCCGCCACAAGTGACGCACACTGGGCTTCAGCGTTTGTCAATCCGATTGTTATAGATAAGCAGACCAACGGCTTTAAGATCCGTGTTCTCGGAGGAGGAGTCCCAGATTCGCCGAACGACGCACTCACGGTCGTGTATACGGTTCTAAATAGGTATGTGGCATAAGGAGGCAGATATGCAGGAAATACACATGAATTGGGGAGATAAAATCTCACGCCAACTGGACGGTACGACCCTGACGCTTTCGGACGGAGAGCGTAAGCTCTCCATAGACCTGGCCGAAAGACAACAGGATGTGCAGGTCACCATCAACATCTGCCGGGACGAGGACGGAAACCTCGTAGAAGGTCTCGCCCAGCGGTATGTGGCGGTTATCGTGATACCACCTCGTCAGTATGCCACAGAGGTGATAGAGGGCGAGGATGGTGAACAACAGGAGGTGCGTGTGCCACTACCGCTGGACACGGATCAGGTCAAGCTTTATCTCTGGGCCGAATAAGGAGGGAATATGAGCTTCATAATATCTATCCCGGATGCATTTAGGCAGTCAGTAGAATCCGCCACTGGCGGTCGGAACACAGTGCTGTACGACAACAAAGGGTATCCCAGCATCATGGTGGTGGTCCCGAAGTTTAGGCTCTCGGACATAGTGGGTAGTTGGCCCAGCGACCCCCATCCTGCCTTCATCGTGAACGACCAGGAGAAGCCCTATATATTTGTGGGGAAGTATCAGGCCATCGTGCACGATGGGAGAGCCCTATCCCTTCCCGGGCAGGACCCAGCTGTGGGCTTGAACTTCGACAATGCGCTATCGTACTGCGCAGCGAAGGGCTCAGGCTGGCACCTGATGACAAATGCAGAGTGGGCGGCCATAGCCCTCTGGTGCTGGAAGAACGGCTTTCTGCCCAGGGGTAACACATCGTACGACGAGGCCGCAGGTGTTCCCCGCTCCCATGCTGCCACATACGAAGTGGCCGTCAAAGCCACGGACGGAACAGATGGCCGAGCCCGCACAGGCACAGGACCGGCCACGTGGGCGCACGATGGAACTCCCGCTGGGATATACGACTTATGTGGAAATATATGGGAGTGGGTTGGGGGGATGAGGTTGCAGGACGGTATGATACAGGTCATCCCAGACAACGACGCTGCAAACAACACAGTAGACCAGTCGGGTTCGAGCACTGCCTGGCGGGCCATCAGTGACACTGGTGCGTATGTGGACCCAGCTGGCACGGATACGAAGATGTACTACGACAGCACAGGGACTGGGACATCCGGCGATGTTGGGGATATTTTGGTCAACACCAGCGTCACCAACAATACCGGTGACACAGCATACGCTTATAACTACTTCAGGGCTACTGCCGCGGCTTCGGGTGTAACCGTACCTGACCTACTTAGGCAGCTATGCCTATTCCCGGTAACTGATTCTGAGACGTTCGAGGGGAGACATTGGATGCGCAACTCCGGAGAACGACTCCCCCTCCGGGGCGGCCACTGGGGCTGCGGCGCCGACGCCGGGGTGTTCGCGTTGAACCTGAACCACCTGCGCTCGCACGTCTACTGGAACGTCGGCTTTCGCCCCGCTTTTGTAAATCTGTAATCTGAAACTCTGAAAATCTGTGGAAGCCCTAAAGATAAAGCAGAAGTGCGAGGATATGATCCAGTATGCATATCTCGCACTTCGCCAGTTCCCCAAATCCGAAAAGTTTACCTTAGCAGCAGATATCAAGCGCTCTATGTTCCGAGTCTTGGAGCTGATTGTAAGGGCTAATCGGGCCAGGCACAAGTTGCCGCTGCTCCAGGAAATAGATGTAGAGCTGGACGTCTTGCGCAGCCTGGTCCGCCTAAGTCGGGATCTAACCTTTCTCTCCTTTAAGAAATATGAAGTGTGGAGTCGGTATTTAGAGGAGCTTGGGAAAATGCTGGGTGGGTGGATCCGCTCCGCCCAAAGGGGCAGGGCTGTTTCCCCCTCCGGGGCGGCAACTGGGACAACGGCGCCAACGCCGGGGTGTTCGCGTTGAACCTGAACAACCTGCGCTCGAACGTCAACTGGAACGTCGGCTTTCGCCCCGCTCTCCCTGTAGCCGGATGTCGGGGACCTACGGGTTTCCGGCCAGTGCAGAAGGAAAAGGAGCCCTGTTCCTGCCCTAAAAGGGCAAACAGAACCCGGGCGGGGGCGGCAAGTAGGACATACCCGAACGTGGCCCCTGATGCCCAAAACTTACTCTAATCTATTCCCTAAGATATACGACTTTGAGAATCTCTATCTGGCTTTCCAGAAGGCCAGACGGGGAAAACGTTATGAAGCAGAGGCATTGAGGTTTTCCTGGCGGCTGGAGGAGAACCTCATAGAGCTTCAAAATGCCCTCATCTGGAAGACTTGGGAGCCCGGGAGGTTCAGGCAGTTTTATGTGTACGATCCTAAGAAGCGCCTGATTTCGGCACCGCCTTTCCGAGATCGGGTGGTGCACCATGCTCTTTGTAATGTAATTGAGCCTTTGTTTGAGCGGAAATTCATCTACGACAGCTATGCATGTCGAGTTGGAAAGGGCACACATCGGGCCGTACAGAGGCTTCAGAGCTTTATGCGCAGGATGGGGCCGGGCTATGTACTGAAGGCAGACATCGCTTCTTACTTCCCATCTGTAAACCACGATATCCTGTTGGCTACCATACGACGCACGATCCGCTGCAAGGATACCTTATGGCTCATAGAACAGATCGTGCGCCTCTGCGGTCCAGGACTACCAATAGGCGCATTGACTTCTCAATTGTTCGCCAATGTATATCTGGATCCCCTTGATCACTTTCTAAAGGATGAGCTGGGAGTGCGGTTTTATGTGCGCTACATGGACGATCTGGTGTTCCTGGATCCAGACAAAGGTCGCCTTCGAGAGATATGGGGAGCGATGGAGGAGTTTCTGGGAAGGCTTTCGCTTCGGCTGAACCCTAAAACCTGTATTTTCCCAACTCATCACGGCGTAGACTTTTGCGGTTATAGGGTATGGCCGACGCACATAAGGCTGCGCAAGCGTAATGTAAAGCGAGCCAAGCGCAGGTTTCGTAAATTCAGCAGGCTCTGGAAGGAAGGCTTGATTTCACTGGAGAAAGTCCGGGCAAGCGTGATGAGCTTTCTGGGATACGCAAAGCACGCCCAGGATTACAGGACGACATGTTCTGTGCTGGCGTGCTTGTGCTTGTGAAAGGTGAGCTATGCCGGAGCCAAAAGTTCAGATAAGAATCTCCGCAGACGCCCGTGAGGCCATGGCCGCCTTCAGGGGCCTGGCGCACGCCGTTCGGAGCAATTTGGCCCAGGCTCAGGCCAGGTTCGAGAGCTTCTCCCGGGCCATGGAGCGGGTCTTCTTCGCGGTAGAGGGCTTCAAGCGCCTTACCGCTCCCTTGACTGGCTTCGGCAGGGCGGTTTTTTCTGCTACGGGCCAGATGGAGGCATTCCAGAAGCAATTCGAGGTCCTTTTGGGCTCCGCCGAGGCAGCCCAAAAGCGAATGGAAGAGCTTACAGAATTTGCCCGCACCACGCCCTTCGACCTTCCCGGCGTGGTCCAGGCCTCCAGGACCCTTGAGGTGTTCACCCATGGCGTGATGAGCACCGGCCAGGGCCTTCGGATGGTGGGGGACATAGCTGCAGGGGTACAGAGGCCGTTTGAGCAGGTGGCCTTCTGGGTGGGCAGGCTCTACGACGCTCTGGCCTCAGGTCGGGGGAACATCGGCGAGGCCGCGATGGCCCTCCAGGAGATGGGGGCGCTTTCCGGCGAGGCCCGGGCACGGCTTGAGGAGCTGGCCAAGCAGGGGCCGATATCAGGCGATGTGCTGTTGAGGACGTTCCAGGATGTCTTCGGTCGCTTCCAGGGGCAGATGAAGGCGGTCCAGGGCACCTGGACTCAGCTGACCAGTAACCTCCGGGACGCCTGGGAGGAGTTCCTGCGTATGGTGGGCCGGGCAGGGATATTCGAGGCGGTCAAGGCGGACCTCGCCAGGCTCTTGGATGCCTTCGAGAGTAATTCTGCCAAGCTACGGCGCTACGCACAGATCGTCTCGGATGCCCTGAAGGGGGTTTATTCCGCCTTTAAGGGCTTGATACAGATAGGACTTCAGGTCCTGGACCTCTTTGGGAGCCTGCCCGGCCCCCTTCAGATGACGACCTTGGGGCTGGGAGGACTCTCTGCTGCTGCCGTAGTCCTCGGTCCACAGCTTGTTTCCCTCGTGGGAACGTTCAAGTCCCTCGCCGCAGCCATCGGCCTTACTCAGGTAGCGCTCGGGCCTGTGGGACTTGCCCTGGCGGCGCTCACTGCGGCCCTGGCGGGAGGGGCTTATGCGTGGGGGAGGTATAGGGCGAAAGTGGCCGAGACCAAAAGGGAGCTGGAGGAGTTCCCCGAGAGGGCCAAATCCGCAGAAGAGGCAGCATCTTCGCTTCTGGACCGAATAGACCAGCTTATGCAGGAGCCCTCGGAGGCCCGCAGGCTCGGAGAGGTGAAGGAATATGTGGAGGAGATAAGGGGGAAGATAGCTCAACTTAAGGACGAACAGGAGGACCTGCGCAAGATCCTTGAGAAGCCACTGCCCAAGATCAACCTACTTGCTACCTTTACCGAAGAAGGCCGCGCCGAGGCTGTGCGGAGACAACAGCTCATACAAGCAAAAAAGGCTGCCGAGGAGCGACTCAAGGCGATCTCAGAGGAGCTTGAGGCCCAGCAGAAGCTCCTGCGGGAAGTGGAGAAGTTTCTGGGGAAAGAAGAAGAGGCAGCGGAAAAGCGCAGGCGTATCGGGGAAGAGCGAAGGCGCCGGGACGAGGAGGAACAGGAGGCGTATGAAAAACTTCTCGCCCTCAGGGCCCAGATGGACTCCAAGTATATAGACCAATACATCTCCTACCTCCGTAAGAAGCAAGCAGCCATCAAAGGCGACACCGAGCAAGAAGAACTCCAGCGGCTCCAGCTGGAAAAGAAGATCCAGGACCTCCTCAAGCAAAGGGAGGAGCAAGAACGCAGGACCGCAGAGAGGATACAGGCTACAGAGGACAGGCTCGTAGAGGCGCGGTTCAGGGCGGACGAGTTCACGCTGGACCAGTACAAGCAGTACTGGGAGAAGCGCATAAGGGTCCTGAGGGAAAAGCAGGCCCAGGAGGAAGACGAAATCAAGCGACATCAGATCGAACTTCAGATCCTCCAGATCAAGGAACGCATAAAGGCCGCAGAAGAAGCTGCACAGCAAGAGGAAGAGATAGAAAAAAGGCACAGGGAGAACATACTGGCCATGGAAAGACAGCTCTTCCGGGAACGACTCGCAAGCGCCCAGAAGCTTATGTCCGGGATTTACGCGGGATGGGACAACTTCCTGAGGCTCTCCGTACAGCGCCACAGGGTGACGACCCACGAGCTTAAGGACTCCCTTACTTCCCTGAGGGACACATACATCGCACGCCTCAACGAGATGCTCAAAGCATGGATAACGACCGAACTTGCCAAGCGCAACATCACCCTCAAGTCCGCACTGAGCATCGCCAAGGCGTACGGCAAAGAAACCTTTTCAGCGCTCAGGGCGGCGGGAGCGAAGCTCTTAGCTGCGATAACAGAAGGTTTTAAGTGGCTGGTCTCGAAGCTCGGCCCACTCGGGCTTGCGGCCGGGATAGCCCTCGCAGGAGGGCTCGTAGCTGCCTATAAAGCGTTTAAGAAGATGCTCGGGTTCCAGAAGGGAGGTTTTACTGGCCGAGGCCCCGAGACCGAGCCTGCGGGGGTGGTGCACAGGGGTGAATATGTGATCCCAGCCCCTGTGGTCAGGGCCACCCCTAACCTTGTAGGACTTTTGGAGGGACTCAGGCTCAGGCGTCTGGCCCCGGAAAAAGTGGAGCAGGTGGTCAGGCTCATCCGGGAGACGGTCCAGGTGGGGCTGCCCACACCTACGCCTGTTTCAGCGGGAGGATTCCAGCAAGGAGGACTGGTAGGCCAGGCGCCAGCAGGGGAGACGCATTATCACTTCGACATCCACCTGTATCAGCCCGTGGTGGACAACAGGGCCTTCTGGGAAAGCATCACCCGGGACACCATATTGCCGACCATCAGAAAGACGATGAGCGAGGAGGCATAGATGATTACGGTCCTGCTGGACGATATAGATATAACCTCTCGTGTCATCAATATCGGCGATATTGTGCATCAGCTGGAGCATGGCTCAGACGACGGCGTGCTTCACCTCGCAGTTCCGACCGTCTCCATCTTCGCCTCCGACATTCTAACGTCCGACGACGAGACTGCCTTCTCCGGCCTCCTGAGCACAGACCGGACACTTTCCATCTTGCGGGACGGTCAATACCTCTTCCGGGGACCGGTAGATAGCCGGAGCGTCGAGTATAATCCTCTCCAGAAGACATGCAGGTTTAGGGCATTAGGGGATTTGATGAGCGGAAAGGATTTCAAGGTTACTGATACGTTTTATACACTTCTTTCCCCGTGCGAAGCTGAGTACGCGGAAGAGCCATATCGTCGTTTGGGATATTGGCTTCCTTGCTTTATCACGGTATTTATGCAAGCTCTCGGGGCCAACGATGTATATGTTTATATAGACGCCACATTGGGCGGCCAATACGAAGCAACGGCAGACGATTGGTTTGTGGAAGATGCAAGCTCTATGTTTGGAGAGCTTTGGCTCGAACAACATGGGCTGGAACGTTCGTTTACTAAATACGTCCTGAATAAATTGACGGTCTTGGAGACATTAAAACAACTGGCCGTCGCTTGGGGGGCTGTCTTATACATTGCCCCGGACCGGACGGGATATTTTTATCAGAGGGATTATAAGTCCTCTCCCAAGTCTTTGGATTCAAACCTGATAAGCTTTAAGAGAAAGCATTGGGAAGAAAAGAAGGACATTGTAGAGGTTTGGGCGCGAGAGTATATGGCCGGTAGCGCTGGAGACACATCCCTGCAAGGCCCTCGGAAGTTGCAAATCAACGCAGATGCGGCTTCGTGGCTGCGGATAGCCACTTCCAAGGATGCTGATGGGCGGGTAGTGACTTGGGAGCCCGCAGGAGCAGACATTGATTGGTCGTTTTTTGCTACGTACCTCCGTGATTACTATTGGGGGATTTTCGGCTCCCACCGCACACTTGTAGAAGCCGAGATCTTCGACCCCGAGGGTGCTTTAGGAATCCTGCCTCTTCAGAGAGTTAGTTTAGAGGACCAAGAGTACACGGTTTGGGAGTCCACCACGAGGCTCAAAGAGCACGTCACAAACTTAAAACTGTTGGAGATATAATGGCGTTTGTCGGTCATACGCATAATGGTTACGACAGTCTCCGGGTGCGAGCGTCCACCCTTATCTGGGACCTGGTACGCCGTATAGAGGCTCTGGAGGTCATCATCCAGGAGTATCTACTCCCCGATATCGCTATAGGTGCGGATATTGGAAAAGAAGATCTACCCTTTGGCCGGGTCTACGCCCGACAGGTCATAGCAACCGGAGATGATCCCGGTTTTCCAGCTTTGATCCGCTCACCACGCTATGACGGCGTCTCCGGCCAGGACCTTTACACTTATGTAGATGACCCTAATTCTGACAGATGGTGGCACCTAAGGAACTCCAGCCCAGACCATTGGCTCGGGCTGGACGTAGAGGGGGAGCTGAAGGTGGGGGGGGTAGCTCGCCTGGACACCAGTCCTGTCCAACTCAATACAATCTTTGATTATGGAGACATCTCTATCGAGCCCTCTCCAGCGGCCTCTGACGGAGTCTTATATGTCCGACACCAAAGTGGAGGGGTGGCCCATTTGGATGTGTCCGGGAACATCGCATCTGGAGGGATCGTAGAAGGTGTACATGGCAGCTTCTCGGACTCGGTTGAGACCATTACCCTCTACAACGGTGGAGGGGATTTGATCCTTCAGGCATATTCGGCCTCTGGCGTCCCCAGGGTGCACATTCAAGACACCTCCTCAGGTGGGGATGCAGACTTAGAGGTCGCCCGAAATATCATCGTAGGTGGCACAGTGGACGGCGTGGATATCTCAGCGCATGCGTCAGATGCCTCGGCCCACCATACCCGCTACACGGACTCGGAGGCTATATCCGCCGTAGAGAGCGCACAGTTCACAGATCTTGAGGCTCAGAAGCTCTTTAACAGTCTTGGGGATTTGATCCTTCAGGCATATTCGGCCTCTGGCGTCCCCAGGGTGCACATTCAAGACCTCAGGTGGGGATGCAGACTTAGAGGTCGCCCGAAATATCATCGTAGGTGGCACAGTGGACGGCGTGGATATCTCAGCGCATGCGTCAGATACGAATGCGCACCATGCCCGCTCACATGATCACAGTGATATCAACGATGGCGATTATCTGAATCCTTTATATCTGAATCTCCCCTTGAGCGCACCAGTCCCCGCTTCCCAGGGGGATTGCAGGTTTGTGGATGGTCCCCAGCCCCGGTGGGAAATATACAGCACGGAGTTGGGGGCCTGGGTAGGTGTCAACCTGTCATAAATAAGGAGGAGAGATGATCACCCCGGAACAGGTCCAGAATACATTGCCGGTCGTGCAACAGATAGGGGATAAGCTTAGGGCATACGCAGGTGCACTTCAGACACTATCTCGCCCGATATTCCGTGTCGGCGATACTGTTATAGAGCTAACCGACGAGCAAAGAACGGCCTTAGAGAACCTGATCGCACAGCTCAAGCAGGAACTGTCCACCTTAGTTCAAGCGTTGATCTGAAATGATAGGATTTGTCCTCGGGGGAAAGAACGCCCCGGTGGTCCGGCTATACGACGCCGACGGAGCCAATCCTAAGACCATCACTCTGCCTCCCCCTCGGAGGAGACGGCAGAGATATGAACCCGATGTCATCGTCCATAAAATGTGGGATGGCTCTGTACGGCGCCATTTGTGGGGTCATTATTGGATATGCGAACTTGAGTGGGGAGTGTTATCAGATGAAGACGCTCAAACCCTCTCGGATATCGCTAACCATTCCTATCAGATAGAAGTTCTCCCCTACGGCGAGAAGAACCCTGACGATACTGGCACAGTAGCCTCTGCGACCGCAGATACCCTTTCCGATACTTCTAAGGCCTGGGGGACTAACGAACACGCAGGAAAGGTTGTATATATCGCCTCTACAGGAGAAATCAGACTTATCAGCTCCAATACAGCCACCCAGCTTACCATTGCCTCCTACTGGAGACAAATCCCCTCTTCTGGTGCTTCCTACCAAATTAACCCCGCCCTGGCATGGAAAGTGTATGTAGAAGAATTCAGGCTCCAGGATGTAAAAGATAAGCGGATAGCACATACCTGCGCCATCCGCTTTAAGTCTACTCAAAGGCTGGAGGATATGTACTTTGGACATAAAGAAGCACACTAAATAGTGTGATTTTTGGTGATAAATTTTACAGGGTAAGTTTTGCCAAAAGTTTTGACAGATTTTCCCAAAGGTTTTGACAACGCACAAACTCCTCCGCAAAGGTCCTTATGCGGAGGGCTTCGACC